AAGTCGGCACATAAAGTTTCAATCGGCAGTTGCGACCCAGGAACAGTTAACGGCGGGTTTGCATTTAGTTTGGTTCAACTTGCCCAATCACGATCATCACGGCTTGGCCCGTTTGTTCGCATCAAAGGTTCAGGGTTGCTATCTAAGCAACGCAATCGTTTGGTGAAACAGTTTTTAGAAACCAAATCTGATTGGTTGCTAATGATGGATTCAGATGAGCAACTTTCAGTTGAAGCATTTGATAAATTGATTGAAACTGCACACGATAAAGAGCGCCCAGTTGTAGCAGGTTTGGTGTTTGCCAGTTTTGAAACAGGCTATCCATACCCACAACCAGTGCCAACAATTTTTCAAGATGCCCCTGAAGGTTTCTTGCCGCTAAACAAGTACGATAAAGATTCAGTTTTCCAAGTAGATGCAGCAGGCACTGGATGTTTGCTAATCCACCGCAGCGTGCTTGAGGCAATTCAGGCAGATGCCGACCCACACCAGGGCAAAGATTGGTGCTGGTTTTGGGATGGACCTATCAACGGCGAATGGATAGGCGAAGATTTACAGTTTTGCCGCCGTGTTCGCTCACTAGGTTTTCCAATCTATGTTCACACGGGCGCGATACTGCCTCACTCAAAGAGCTACTGGTTAGATGATAGGCAGCACGATCTATGGAACGCATAAAAAGAATTTTAAGAATTAAGGTAAAATCAAAGGAAACCGCTACCGCCGTTCCACAACTGGAACGCGCAATGCTTCCCAAAGTAGAAACGAGAACCAAGCGTGGCGATCACTAACGGGTATGTAACCCTGAATGAAGTTAAGGATGCACTCAATCTTGAGGATTCAATTGACAATGCAGCCCTTGAAATGGCTATTGCAACCGCTTCGCGCCAAATAGATGATTATTGTGGCCGCTTCTTTTATACAGATGGCACTTCAATTGCCCCTGCAACTCGTTATTACACACCAACCGATTATTACATTGCCCCTATTGATGATTTTGTGAGCATCAGCGAGATTGCAACCGATGATAATTTTGATCGCACCTACGGAACAGTGTGGACCGCTGACGATGCGATGTTTGAACCAGTCAATAATCCTTCTCGCGGGTGGCCAATGTCGCGCCTGTTAGCAGTTGGCTCTTATGTTTTCCCATTTAACCTGCCTCAATCCATACGGGTTAAGGGTGTGTTTGGATGGTCAGCGGTGCCTTATGAAGTAAAAACCGCAGCAAAGATTCAAGCCTCTCGCCTGTTCCTGCGTAACCAGTCACCATTTGGAATTGCTGGTAATACAGATATGGGAACAGTGCGATTGGCTGCAAAGCTAGATGCCGATGTTGAGGCACTACTGCGCCCCCTACGCAAGAACAATGGGTTGGCCGTATAATGTTGCCAAGTCAGGTTAGAAACGGCTTAAAAGCCAACCTAGAGACTATTAAAGGGATGCGTGTTTATGAACTAATCCCAACGGTGCCAGTGGCACCAGCGGCCATTGTTGGTCAATTAGATTTCACATTTGATTTGAACAATGCCCGTGGACTTGACCAGGCAAACCTAGATGTTGTTGTTTTGGTGCAGCGCTTCACAGAGCGTTCAGCTCAAAACGAACTTGATAAGTACCTTGCAGGTAGCGGGGATTTCTCAATCAAGGCAGCAATTGAATCTGATCTAACTCTTGATGGGGCCTGCAGCACTTTGCGGGTTACATCTGCCGAAGCGGGTAATTACTCATCAGGCGATATTGAGTTTCTTTCGTACCGCTACCGAATCACCGTTTACGGATAGGAGAAAAAATGAACTACACAGTCACATCGGATGTATTCACACCAAAAGAAAAGGGTGAATCAATCACCGAAAAAGAATTGCTTGAACTAGGACTCAACATTGATGCCCTAGTTGCAGGTGGACACCTAAAAAACAATGCAGTAATCAAACCAGTAGAGGAAGTAAAATAATGCCACGCATAGTTCTTACAGATGTTTCAGTTACAGTAAATTCTGTTGATCTCAGCACCTTTTTAACCAGCGTTACACTTTCAACAAGTGTGGATGTTGTTGAAACTACAGGAATGGGAAGCGCAGCAGCAAAAACTCGCCTACCAGGGTTGAAGGATAATTCAGTCACTTTAGAATTTAACCAGGATTTTGCAGCAGCAGGGCCTGAAATAACAATCAATGCAATTGGTTCATCACTTGTTGGAACATCAGTTCCTATTGTAATCAAGCCAGCATCAGGTGCAGTCAGTGCAACTAATCCTTCATATACCTTTACTGCGGTTTGCTCAGAATGGCAAAATGTTCAGGGCAGCGTTGGTGAGCTAAGTACGATTTCTGCGACTTGGCCAATCTCAGGCGCAATCACAAAAGCCGCTTCATAAATGCCACGCCTTGTTCTCAATAACGCCTATGTGCTATTTGCAAGCAACGATATTTCGGAGTTTGTGACACAGATAGAATTGAAAACAAGCGTGGATACAATTGACACAACCCAAATTGGCGCACAATCAAGAACGCGCCAGGCAGGTGTGTTTGATAATTCTGTGACTTTTCAGTTCAATCAAGATTATGCCGACAATGCCCTTGAAGAACTTGTCAATGGTACTTCAATGGCAAACACAACAGTCGGAACTGCAGTTGCAATGCAGATCAGGCCAGTAAATGCAGCAGTAAGTGCAAGCAATCCAAAATATACATTCAACGCAGTTATTACCGAATGGCAATCTGTATCAGGTGAATTGGGAAGTCTCAGCACTGTTCAGGTTTCGTGGCCAATTTCGGGTAACATAACAAAATCAATCACATAAACTAGGGGGAAAAGATGGATGGATTATCAGTTAAGATAAAAACAACCGATGGTGTTGAGGCTTCTTACAAGTTAACGCCTCGCATCATTGTTGCATTTGAACAAAACTTTGGCGGTGGTATGCCTAAGTTGTTGGGAGAAGGACAAAAGGTTGAATTTATCTATTGGTTGGCTTGGAAAGCCTTGCAGACAAACGGACATGTTGTAAAAGTTTTCGGGCCTGAGTTCTTGGATACTCTTGTCAGCGCCGAATTGGATGCTGATGAATCTTTCGAATCCACCGCAACAGCCTAACTTATACGATTGCAGCCGTTGCGGTTGAAACAGGTATTCCCATCAGTGATTTGCTTGATGCGCCTGAAGGTATCCTTGAAGCAATCACTATCTACATGAAGGAACGAGCTAAAGCCAATGGCTGAAGAAGTAATTGTTCTCTATGGTATTAAAGAAACTCTTGATGCACTTAAAGAGTTTGATAAAGATGCAGTTAAGCGCTTCAACAAGGTTATCAATACTGAACTGGCGGGGGCAGAGCGAGATGCCAAAAACATCATCCAAGATCGGCCACCTATGAGTGGCTGGCGCAAGGCCGATGCAACTAATCCTCGCAAAACTACTCGCGGTGGTGCTGGTTGGCCTGGGTGGGATGCTGGCGAGATCAAGTCAAAGATTACAAAGACAAAAGCGCAAGGCAGGGTTCGTGGCAATTACACAACAAGTGCAGGCGCCTTGCTTAACAAATCTGCAGCAGGTGCAATCTTTGAAACTGCAGGTAAGAAAACTAAGGCAGGATTTGGTGGCGGTTCAGGTGCGCAATTCCTGCGAACTTTGGGCAACAGATTTGGTAAAGCCTCGCGTGTAGTATGGCGCGTTGTTGATAAAGATAGAACAAGAATTGAAGAAAATGTAGCGCGTGCGCTTGAAGAAGCAAAAGCCGATCTACAGAAACATTTACAGGGAGAGCGGGTCAAATAAATGGCAGTTGGCGCAGTTGTAGCCCGCATCCTCACCCAGTATTCTGACAAAGGTTCAAAGGCTGCTACAAAAGACATAAACAAGATGGGCAAGAGTTTTGACAAGTTTGCCAAAAAATCTGCAAAAGCCTTTGGTGTTGCAGCGTTAGCAGTAGGAGCATTTGCAGTAAAGATTGGCAAGGATGCAGTTGAAGCTGCAATGGCTGATCAAAAGTCACAGGCGCTTCTTGCTAACTCTCTACGCAATACTGTTGGGGCAACCGATGGCGCAATTGCAGGTGTAGAAAAACACATCACTGCGCTTCAAAAGCAATTTTCAGTTGTGGATGATGAACTTCGCCCCGCATTTGGTCGTTTGGCTGCAGCCTTTGGCTCAACTACGGCAGCACAAGAAGCAATGCAAATTGCCCTAGATGTAAGCGCCTTTGCAGGCGTTGATCTCGCCACTGCAACAGATGCAATAATTAAGGCAAGTCAGGGTCAATACAAAGCGCTTAACAGACTTGTGCCAGGTATCGGTGCTGCAACAGTTGCAACAAAAGATTTTGGCAAGATCACCGATAAGGTTTCAAAGATTGTAGGCGGTTCGGCTGCCACTCGTGCTGGCACCCTTGAAGGTAAAATGGCTGGCCTCAAAATTGCCTTTGGTGAAGCAATGGAAACTTTGGGTTATGCCCTTTTGCCAGTGCTTGAGAAGTTTGCCACAATGCTTACCACACAGATATTGCCAAAGGTTGAAGCCTTTGTTGCACTCAATAAAGACAAGTTAGCGGCAGGATTTGCCGTTGCTGCAGAAATGGCTTTGAATCTTCTTAATGTTGCAATTGCATTTTCTGACTGGTGTTCAAATAATATGCTGCTTGTTAAAGGTATGGCAGCAATCATTGTTGGAATGTTTGCGGTAGGTCGGCTTGCAGCATTTGTAACTGCAATACAGGCAATCGTTGCAGCTTTAATAATTTTGCGAACAACTGCAGTTGGTGCCGCAATTGCAAATGCACTTGCAACAGGTGGTGCAAATCTTGCGCTTGGAACTGCCGCAATTGCAGCGGCCTCAGGATATTTGTATTTTAGTCAAGGTGGCGATGCAAAAATACCAACACCTAAACCCAACCCTGGTGGCCCGTATGCTGGCCGTAAGGATTTTGATACAACACCTTTGACACCAGCAACTTCTGCCCTTGAAAGATTTACCAACAGTTTGAATAGCGCAACTGCAGCAGCAAAGAAATCCAAAGATCAGTTGATCAATGAAGCCGCTGCAAAGAAAAACTTGGAGCGCCAAAAGATGCTTTCAGGTTCAACATCACTTGCAGTTGGACAAGGTGGCAAGTTATACGGAGCAGGCAGTGGCAGAAATGTCATTGTCAATGTTGCAGGCTCAGTTACTACTGAAGGTGATCTCATCACCGCAATAGCAAATGGATTAAGCCGCACGAGTCGGCGCAGCTTGGGTAATACCAATGTTCAGGTCGCATAATGCCAGCATTTGACGGTACAACCTCGCCTGCAGTAACAGTGCAATTCTTAAAAAGTGGTTCATTTGTTACAGTTGCAACCACCGATGTAATCAGCATAAACATTCGCCGTGGCCGAACACGCCAAAGTGAGCGCGATCAATGCGGCACTGCAGACATTATTCTTAACAACTTCAGTGGTATCTATAACCCCGACAATACAGATGTAAGCAATCCTTATGTTGTAAGCGGTGTAAACATCTTGCGTGATGGCTTGCAAATGCGCGTTGTGGCTACAATTGGCGGTACCGCATACAACCTTTACTACGGCTTTTTGGAAATGACACGGGTTGATCAAGGCGAAGCACCAGCGGTTACAATGACTTTTGTTGATGGTATTGCCTACATCGCCGATGCCCAGGCACCAGCACTAGCCGCTGCCGCAAACGCTGAAACCGCAGCCACTCGCGTTGGCAGAATGTTAGACATTGCGGGCTGGCCAAGTGGCGGTTCACGCTCACTAACAGGTTCAGTTGGGATGCTTGCCACGGTACAGAATCGTTCTTGTATGGCAATGATCTACCAGGCAGTTGATGCCATCGCTGGCCGTTTCTATATTTCACGCAACAATGTTGCAACCCTTGTGCCATTGGCCGACAAATTCAGCCGCCCAACCCAATTGCTTTTTACTGATACAGGTGCAAGCAACACTGTTGGTTACATGGAACTTTACACAAACCCTGGCACTTATTATGTTGTAAATCAGGCAGTGGTTGATCGTGGCAATGCAAACAATCAATACACATCAACCTATAACCCAAGCAAGAATTCATACGGTGTTGCTAAGGCAGTTTTTGAT